CCTCCTCCACCACCTCCAATGCGCGCACCACCAAAACCAGTCATCAACAACGCGCGCGCCAGGCTCATGACTAACCTTAGAGCCGACCTCAAAAGAAGAGGTCTCGCTACCTAAGTCTCCCGTTACACACAAATAATTCAAGTTCAAAATGATCATCACACCCGAAAAGCGTCAATTCCTAAAGAAGATCAGCGGGGGTCTCCACGTTCTCATGAGTAGCTCTTGCAAGGCTGATGAGATCGGTACCCACCCAGATTGTCCCATCGAGGAGATTATCTATGATAATTTTATTGTGCATACCAATACCGCTGCCGGTGGTGAGAGATATTGGTTTGATGACAGGAAGTTTAACAATTCTGTTGACTTCATTTCTGATGAGAATCTCGGTATTCTTCTCAAGTACTTTGACGACATTGACATGTATATGAAAAGAGTATTTTATGAAGCCTGTCCATCTAACAGTTCAATGAGTGATACAGATTTTAAGATTGCATCGCTCATTCATACTGGAGAGTTGGTGACATTTGAAGATCTACTCAATCACGAGTGATTTCCATACTCTTGAAGGGTGTACATTTAATGGTGGTTGTAACTCCTTTCGTTGAGTTGAGAAGTACTTCCACGTCATCTGTGCTGTAAGCTTTAACATCAAAACCGTCAATTACACGGACTGACTTGAAGTCATCTGTCACAGTTGTTTCCTGATCGATGTGTTTGTGTTCACCCATATAGTCACACTCTTTGTAGTAGTGAACACCTGGGGCACTTGGATCTATAGGTGGTGGTTTATTCTCTTCATCTTTTATCCCTAGGTCCCTCTTGTATTTGAATAGGAGGTAGAATATCAAAAATACGACTGGAATGACAATTAGGCCAAACATCTATTATTAGTTTACAATTTTAATTCCAAATCTCTTTGACATAAATTTCTTCACACTTTCAAAATCTGGGTAACTCCAGAGGTACCATCGCGACCAAAATCCCGCACCATCAATACCACTGATTTTCCAATCCTCTTTATCACTGGAATTGACACTGAGCATCAATGTTTGAATTCGTTTTGGGTCTCTCTCAGCAATTGTACGTTTAGGGACTCTTCCACCGTGACGAAGCACATAGGAACGCATCCGTGAAGGTGTTTTGTGTTTGGTATAGTCTGAGTACCCACTGGCCCCGAAGTCAACGGTTCTCCCGTCTCCTAGGATGGCCCTGAACTTCTTTTTACGATCAGGACTTCTTATGATTTTGACCTGCATGTTACTATTTTAAAATATTTTAAATTATAAATGACTTTTGATCAGTCAAAAAGGCGATTCGTAACAAAGATAGCTCCGGGTATACGCACGCTATTTTCGAATACTAGAGAATCAAATCGGGTGGGGAAAGAACCATCTAATAATACAGAACGTTTTATTAAGAAAAATATACTCATTCATACAGATGAAGATACGTACCATTTTTCAGTTGGAAAGTTTGGATTGTGTCTTAAGATGTTAGGAGACGATGATATACACACATTACTCGTATTTTTTGACTCTATAAATATAACAATTCAAGATGTATTTAGAGAGGCAGATATAAATGTTCTTTATTTAACCGAAGATGAACTGAAAATTAAAACGCTTATTGATAATGGAGACATAGAAACTTTTAGAGACTTTATGTATTACTAATTACTTACGGCACGCACCACAGTAGCCCTCCTTCTTAGCCTCGGGGAAGAAGAAGAGACGCTCGTCGCCACGCTTCACGCGGTAGAGATGATCATACATGTGGAGCAGACCGACCGCGAGGGCCACGGTGGACACGGCACCGCGGTTCATCTTGCGGGTAGTCCAGGCATAGGCCAATAGGAGACCGAGGAGGGTGAGCTGGACGATGGTGAACCTGGGGAGTGTGGGCATCACAAAACGCTTCTCAACAGTGTCAACTTCGTTAGTTGGGAGTGGGGTATACTTTTCCACCATTTTAGGTCCGCCGTAAGCTGGCATTTTTATTTTATACTGAGAAATTAATGTGGCGCTTCCTCCTGTTGCCTACGATCCTTGTACTCCACGATTATTTAAAGTCACCTATAGATAGGTTGTACTTTCAAACACCAATGAGACCCCTCGTGGGTATGAGGAACACTCTAATAGATCTTTTAAACTGGTGTTCTGAATATCACGTGAAAGATTACCCAGGTCTATGGTTGGTCAAACTACATTACGACAAGATTAGGCGAGAGTTTAAAGAAGTTTCGAAAGACGCTAAGAAACACCTTTTTCATGAACTTGATCCATGGTTTGACGTGAATCCAAATTATTACTACTACAAGGTGGCGGACTTTCCTATACTAAATGATCTAATCAAACAGATACCGTGTGTATATCACGATACAGCTGTATTTGCAGTGATGGATGGACCTATGTCCATAGCACCCCATCGCGCTGAAACGAACATCTGGCTTCGGTATCATATCACTATAGAAAGTGGTGGAGATTGCACACTCTATACTGACAAGGGACCACATGAACACAGGGAGGGTGAAGACTTCCTCTTTGACCATGCGAGGATACATAGTGTTGATAAACGTGACGCGGGGAGAAGGGTCGTCCTCATCTTAGATGTCAAGAGATTCTAAATGTTTACGACATACTGCACTATACATATCACTTCCACCGATGAGTTCTAGTTCCCTGTTGTCCACAGTCCTCTTCGTGAATGGACCTGGGTTCCCGTTATTACAACGCATACAAAGGGCTGAAAGTTTGGTAACTTCACAAGCCAGTGGAATACAGTCTAGAATTTCCCCCCATTTTCTCTGGAATGAATCAGCGTCTAGACCCGCGATAATTACAGTCTTATTTTCAAATAGGCAATACTCCACAAATTTCCTGAGACGGGGGAAAAATTGAGCTTCATCAATGGCGATGATATCAGCAATCTCAAAGTCATCTTTATACACCAGGTCATAAAGATCATACACTTTGTGACAATTAAACTTTACATTGTCATGGGTCTTCAAAACTTCATCTGGAGACCTGGTATCTTTTGCCGAATTGACTACGAGAATATTCTTACCAATAACTTTAAAGCGTTTAAGCCGTCTAATAAGTTCTGAAGTTTTACCCGAAAACATATTTCCCATAATAATTGAAAGACCCATCTCCGCTGATTATTATAATGTTGTATTTTTTATATGGGTCATATTCACAAGGCTTTCTTCAATGGTCATGAGGGGTACTATAACACCAAGACAGGACGTGTCAGGTTTGGTAAATGTGTATATCCCGATATCTCTACAGCTATAAATTATCTTGCTCCAAAGTAAGATGCCTCTCAGCGATGCAGCCATCACCAAGAAGGTCGGGGAGCTGCGTAAATCTGAGGGTAAGATCTACGCACCCCTCAAATATTTCAGGGGACTCACCACCCTCAAGGAGGTTGAGACCCGCTACAAGAAGATGCTCCGGAAGGACTACAAAGACTTCAAGACGGACAAGGGACAGAAGACAAAGACCTCTTCCTACACGCAAAAGTTTAGAAAGATGTATCCGGGAGCCAAATCTCTCCCTGAAATTGCTAAGGCTACTGGTGTGCCTTTGAAGACCCTCAAGACCGTGTACAATAGGGGACTCGCTGCGTGGAGAACCGGGCATCGTCCGGGAGCCTCTCCACAAGCGTGGGGGTACGCGAGGGTACACAGCTTCGTCACTAAGGGGAAGACGTACTACACTGCTGATAAGGATTTGCGTTGATTAAAACATACGGCAAACGCGCTCATAGATACTAGGTGTCTTCACTGGCTCGGGTGCAAACTTGAGTGCGAAGATTTTACCCACAATGGCTTGATTCTTCTCGGATTCACTCGCCATCTTGTCCGAATGTTCCATCATTTTTTTCATCATATCCATGATTCGTGTGTTAGATACTAGATAGTTCCTCTGATCTTGAGCTGCGGCCTTTTCAGCCCAAGATACAGCATTCTCCCTCACCGAATTATTCATTTCGAACTGTTTGTTCGCGATGGCAGCCGGACTAGGATTCGCTTCCCTAAATTCATCGATAAGACCATTTATGGTTTCACCATATGTATGAAAACGTTTGTCATCATAGGCTTTATCACACACGGCATAGAGTAGTTCATCACTCACCCCGTAAAGAAGGACATCCTTGTTTTCAATCGTGTATTCAAAAAATTCGTTCATTTCATC